TGGACAGGTGCAAAAAGCCTTGACCGGAACGCTCACCAGTGCGGGGGCGCTCACCAAGCAATGGTCGCATGACCTTGCTGGGGCGCTCACCAGCGCCGGGGCGCTCACCAAGCAATGGTCGCACAGCCTGGTAGGGACGCTTGCCAGTGCGGGGGCGCTCACCAAACAGTGGTCGCATGACCTTGCTGGGACGCTCACCAGTGCGGGGGCGCTGGTTATCAATCGCTTGTATACCGTGTTGCTGACCGGGACGTTGACGTTGGCGGGCGGGTTAACCCGACAGATTGGCAAATGGTTGACGGGGGTGTGGAGCGGGGTGGGCGCGATGACCTTTACCACCACCGCCCAGACACCGGTGCCAACGGCGTTGTATACTGTGCCACATGAAGATCGGGAGTATACTGTGCCACATGAAGACCGGGAGTATACTGTGCCACATGAAGACCGGGAGTCTGAGGTAAGGGAATGACCGACCAGAATCCACAGCATTATATGAAAGACCCGGATGCTACTAAAATATACGGGATAGAATGGGAACGTTGGTTGACGACTGGCGAAACGATTGTCACCTCGATGTGGTTACTTCCTGCGGACAGCGGCTTAATCCAGAGTGGGGCGACCATTTCCGGCACGATCACCAGCGTCAAGTTAGCGGGGGGGACGGTCAGCGCCAGTGAATATACGATCGTGAATAGGATTACAACCAGTTTAGGACAGATTGAAGACGCTGAAATTTATCTGTTAGTGAGGGATAACACATGAGCAAAAAACATGAATATAAACAGGTTAAAGCGCCTGGCGTCATTACCAAAATTGACGACGAGCAAGGGGTGGTGACAGCCGTCGTCAACGTGTCCGGGATTATCGACTTGGGAACGGACATTGTGGACAAGGACGCTTTCAACAAGACTATTCAGGAGGGTCTAAGGGGCATTCGCGTATTGGACAGTCATCAGACCCGTTCTGTACTACATGCAGTGGGTAAACCGTTACGGTTGGCGATGCTCAGTCGTGAGGATTTGCCGGATGAGGTTAGAGCCGAATTTCCAATGGCAACCGGGGGGTTGTACACCGAGACTAAGTTTTTGCTCGAAGACCCGACCAGTTTAGCGGTCTATCGCCGCTTAAAAGAGGAATTTGTCACCGAATGGTCAATCGGCTTTGAGATCATTAAAGAGGAATACAAAAAGACCAAAACCCCAGACGGCAAAGAGGTAACAGTTCGCGTCATCAAAGAACTGCGGCTCCTAGAATACAGCCCGGTTTTATGGGGAATGAATCAGGCGACCTACACCGAAGCCGTCAAGAGCGACGAGCCGCCCGTCGCCGAGGAAGCTCTCAACGCCTCGATTCCTGACGAACAAAAGGAAATGACGCCCGACGGCCCCATGATGCGGCTGGGAGATCGGATTAAGGGGGCGGTCTTTGACACCTATATGCGCTACTGCAATAGCATGTATGAGTCAGGCTGGCTCTCGGCAGAGGAACATCGCGGGATGTGTGAGGCGGGTATGCGCCTATTGGATGTGATGGACGCTGGTATGGGCGAGGACGTGGCGCTGCGTCCGCTGAACTCGCCCGGTATGGGGATGAGTCATTACAGCGCCGACGAATTGGACATCCTGCAAAAAGCCGGGCGTACCATCAGCGCGGCTACCGGAACGCAGCTGCAAACCGCGCTGGATAGCATCTATCAAGGTTGTGAGTTAGTTGAGGAACTATTGACAGCAGCGGGTGTTTTGGGTAATGATGAAGAGGAATCAACAGAGGACGCTGCCAAGTCAGCCGCCGAGCCGGACACCGTTCCACTCACGTCGTTGGATTATGCCCTCGAAATTGATCTATTGGAAAACGAGATCAACTTGGAGATGTAACCATGACGATTGCCATTGCCGATCACGGGGACGTGCTGAAACAAGCCGCCGCCAAGATTGACGAGACCAAGCGGGTCATGGCTGACGCGACACTTTCCGCCGACGAGAAAAAGACCAAAATCGAGGGTCTGCTTACTGAAGCGCGGGAACTAAAAGCCTCGGCTGACCGCTTGAAAGACGATAACCGGACGCTGGCGGAGATTGACAAGCTGGCGAACGAAGTTAAAGAGGCGGGGACGTTTGCCCCGGCAGTTAACGGCGGCAGTGCCGACCCCGATTGGAATGATATTCCGATCAAGCCGCGCGGCAGCAACTTTAAGAGCCTGAACGCCTTCATTAAGGCGGTGGTGCAGGCTGGCGGGCGTCCTGGACGCGCCGCGATCAAAAACCGCAATCTGATGTGGCACGAAGATGAAGCCACGCCGTCTGAGAGTAAAGACTTGGTGGAGAGTGTCGGGGCGAGTGGCGGGTTTCTGGTGACGCCGGAATACCTGACGACGGTTATGGCGAAGGCGGGCGAGAACAGCATCATTCGCAGCCGGGCAACCATTATCCGTATGCGCCGCCGTGAGATCAAAATCCCGGTGCTAGACCAAACCGGAACGACTGCCAACCAGGGACATTGGTTCGGCGGCATCGTAGTCTACTGGACGGAAGAGTCTGGATTGAAGCAAGAGACGCAGCCCGTGTTCCGCCAGTCAACGCTTGTGGCGCACAAAATGGCGGCGCTCACGGTTGCCAGCGACGAACTGCTGGATGACAGTGTGGTTGCCCTGACCGACTATATCACGGGCGCGATGGGCTTCCCGGGCGCGTTCGCCTGGGAGGAAGACCGCGTTTTCCTACGTGGGACGGGTGCTGGGCAGCCGTTGGGCATTCTCAACAGCGGCGCGCGCATTGTCCACGCGCGGGCGGCGGGCGACACCATTGCCTATGATGATCTGGCGGGGATGCTCAAAAAGTTCCTGCCCAATGGACGCGGCTTGTGGGTCGCTTCCCAAAGCATCATGGACAAACTGCTGCTGATGACCGGGCCGACTGGTAACCCCAGTTATATTTGGGGGCCTGGCCCCGTTGGACAGACGGCGATTCCTGGACTGGCGGGGACGCTGCTGGGTTACCCGATTGTGTTCACAGAGAAGACGCCGACTCACAAGACCGAAGGAGATCTGATGTTGATTGATCCAGCCTACTACTTGGTGGGTGATCGGCAGGCGGTGACGATTGAAAGCACTATCTATGATCGGTTCCGCTATGATGAAACCACCTATCGGGCAGTGGAGCGTGTTGGCGGGCGTCCTTGGCTAAGTGCGCCCTTCACTCTGGCCGACGGCGTTTCACAAGTGTCGCCCTTTGTAGTTTTAGGCGTGGAGGCGAGCTAACATGACCTACACACAGCGTTTTACAGAAGGTGTGGCGCTACTGGATGTGATTCACAGCAAGAGCCAGACAACGGTACAAAACGGGGCATGGGTATCCATTGCTAACTATGAGCGTCTGTTCGCGCTGTTGGATGTTGGGGTGATCGCCACCAATGGCACGCTCAACTTCAAATTGCAGCAAGCGACCGATACCAGTGGCACGGGCGCGAAGGACATCACTGGCAAAACCATTACCCAACTCACCGAAGCCGGAGCCGACTCCAATAAAAACGTCGGCATCGAACTACGCGGTGAAGAGTTGGATGTCAGCAATGGGTTTGATTGTGTGCGGATGGTCATGACCCCGGCGGTGGCGGCGGCGCTCTGTGCTTGCTTCCTGTTTGGCACCGTGCCGAATTATGAGAAAGTCAGCGCGACTCCGTTTGACGAGATCATCGACTAAACGCATTAGCACCAAGTAACACAAAGACGCTCAGAGATGAGCGTCTTTGTGTTGTGACCGAAGGATACGTACCCCCAGGCCACCATTTCCCGCCGGGCGTCGCTTTAAGACGGTTTTACCCTAGGCTTACCCAGCAATCAACGCTTGTCCACGCGGGCGGAGTTGCACCGCACGCCTTCCCAGCGGGATGCCAGGCTGCTCACTCTGAGCTACGCGGGCAAGTGTCCGGCGCGAAGGGGGAGCGCCACCGGACGCTTTGGGAACTACCATGTTAACATCTCCCCGATTATAGATCATCCGTGCGCGCCTGTCAAATCACCTAAAACACCAATGCACCTTCGGGTGCATTGGTGCTGTCAGAGAGAAATACATCCGAGACGTACCACACTGACACGCGCCAGTGAGTAGTGCGAACCCTCACCGACGGCTTCCTCACAATCGCACACGCTGTGGGCAGGCGCTCAAAAATATTATACCATCAAATCTGTCCCTTCTGCTTGACGAGATCATCGACTAACCTCACCAGTTCCAAGCCATAAAAAAAAGCCCCTCATTGATGAGGGGCTTTTTAGTTGTTAACTTTGGTTTACAAGATATCTATTTCGTGTTCTGATCTTGCTCCTCTCCATAAAACATGACGCGGTTGAGAGCGGCTTGCAAAAGACCATCGCCAGAATGGTACAGCGCATAAGCGGCGTCTAGAATCCGGCTTTCCATAAGCTGCGGGGGGATGATTTCGAGGTGTTCATGTAGGATGTACACGCTCTGTGGCAATCCGATAGCCGGGCGTGTAAAAAACACCATGCGCCCGTGCGCCCCCGCGTGAGATGAGGGCCTCCCGATCTTGCCGTCAAAGTCGCTGCCATGCGGTTTCACCCGCACCGCCCACCAACTTGCGTTGTAGCGTTTGTTGAATTCATAAAGGATGGTTTTTTGGTTCATTATGCGAACTCCTTTGGGTCAGCCGACGTATCTCGGTGTGCGGCGATACCCATCAAGTGTAGAGCCATAAGCTCATACTTAGCGTTTAGCGCGTCGTCGTACTCCGGTGCATGCACGGATCGCAGCGCGGCGTACTTAGTTTGCAGCGCGGCGTACTCCTGGTCATACTCAGTTTGCAGCGCGGTGTACGCCGGTGCATGCCTGGCTTGCACCGCGTCGTACTCCGGTGCATGTGCTGTTTGCAGCGCGGCGCGCTGCTGGTTATACTTGGCCTTCAGTGTGGTGTACTCCGGTGCATGCTCGTCTTGCAGCGCGGCGTACTTCTGGTCATACTCAGCTTGTAGCGCGTCATACTCCGGTGCATGCGCGGCTCGCAGCGCGGCGCGCTGCTGGTTATACTTGGCCTTCAGTGTGGTGTACTCCGGCGCATGCTCGTCTTGCAGCGCGGCGTACTCCTGGTCATACTCAGCTTGTAGCGCGTCATACTCCGGTGCATGCGCGGCTCGTAGCGCGGCGTACTCCTGGTCATACTCAGTTTGCAGCGCGTCATACTCCGGTGCATGCGCGGCTCGTAGCGCGGCGTACTCCTGGTCATACTCAGCTTGTAGCGCGTCATACTCCGGTGCATGCGCGGCTCGCACCGCGGCGTACTCCTGGTCATACTCAGTGTTTAGCGCGATATACTTAGGTGCATACCTAGATTTCAGTGTAGCGTATTCCTGGTGATACTTAGCTTGTAGCGCGGCTTGCGGCGCGGCGTACTCAGCTCGCAGCGTGGCGTACTCCTGGTCGTACTCAGCGCTTAGTGCGGCGGTTTGTTCCATGGACAGCAGTCCGAGTGTACAGCGCCGTCGCCCGCAGAATTTACTATGTCCGCTGCTAATTTCCCCATCAACCCACACCAGTTCCAAGCGGGTGGATTGGAGGGCATAGTGTTTTGCATCTCGCATTTTGGAACTGGCGTGTAAGCCCCACTTACAGACTTCAGGCGTACCTTCCACTGTAAGAATTTCGCCAACCACGATTTGCCGCCCGTCGTCATAGCCCAACGTGGCGTTTTCGTTGCAAAAGTGCCAGCCGATTTGAGCGGTTTCAGGGATATTGAATTGTGCGCGAAGTTGGGTCTCAAGTTTGGTATTCATCATGATATCTCCAAGAGAGTTTGCCAGAAGGCACGTTGAAAAGCGGTTTCAATGGTCTGTCCCACGGTTCTGTGAGCCTCATAAAGCGCGATTCCCAACTCAGCCCGTGCCGGGTAAAAAGTCTTATTCAACATATACCGCGCTTGCTCATCAGTCAGTGGGGTATCCTGTTCAAGAATTTCGTTAAGTTGCTTATCATTAAACATAGGCTTCTCCCTTAGTCTCATCAGTAGGGGCGTTACCCCTAGACCGGATTGCTCCGGTTTCGACTTTAAGCTTTGCGACTCCATTCTACTTTCCAACCCTGTCGCTCGAATGCAACCATTTGCTTGCTGGCTTTGAACTCGGCTTCCAATGCCGATTTACAGTGTACAACCTCGACACTGTTCCAAACTATGTCCCACTTCATTTGTGTGAAGACTTCAAAGGAACTGCCTTCAACGACTATCCGGGCTTTGGGCTGACCTTCGGCTGCGGCTACGCGCTTGGCTTTAGCTGCTGCGTTACTTAATATTCGTTCGCGGTTTACTTTTTTGCTTGCCATTTCATTCTTCTCCTATGCGCATTTCTGCCTTCTATAGGTAGTATACTCCCTTTTTAGAGTTATGTCAATACATAACTCAAATTCTCTAATCTTATGTTCTATTTTGCTCTACTAGAATCAGGTAAATTTCCCACACCTCTCTTGCGTAACTTTACGAATGTTTTTTTCTGAGGTATACTACCAACACGATTGAAACTTGGGGAGTATCAACCGCTTGCAAGTCCAGTTAAGAACTGTTTTAACTCTCGAAATACACGGCGTCAATTATACCTTTCGCCCTGGTGACTGGGTGAACATTGGACGGCAAACGGCGGAACGTTGGTTTGCTGAGGGCATTGCCTGGTCGCCTCAATACCAACCGACCAGCGCCCTGCCCGCCGATTGTGCGCTGGTCGCCAGCGCCCCGTACACACTTCCTACGGAGTATGACATCCCGGTTTCGGTAAATTCAGACTATGCCCTCGATGCTCACCATGTCCTGTTTTTAGATGTGAGTGTGCCGTTTCGCACGGCGCTGCTGATTCCTGGTTTTCGGTTATTAGAGGTCTGGGAGATCGCCGTTCCCCTATGTGAGTACAGTTTGCTGGCGGCGCACATCGGCAGCCACGCCGAACGCGAATTGACCCAGACTGTTATCCATGATTTGCGTGTCCCAGTCTACGATTCGCGTCTGATGTTTGTCCGACGTTGTGAGCGTACCCAACTGCTGCTGGAGCAGTGGAAATTGGAGTGGGAATCGGGCGGCAATGTGCGGCTGGCGTTTTTACGGGCATTGTATGTGGTGAAGCCGCTCATCTATGCCCTGCCCTATACTTGGCTAACGGTAGATGGCGCGGATGGGTTAGCCGAATGACGACGCGCGGTATATGCTATATCGCCATCGGCGACAAGGCGCAAGCTGAAGCCGATCGCAGCGCCGCCAGCCTCCGAGACGTGGGTATTGACCTGCCCATGACTGTTTGTACCTCAGCGACGGCAAAATGCCTAGAAACGGGTTGTGGCGCGAAATCAGACGACCCGGTAAGTCTGTCTCGGTGGTGCAAGGTTAACCTGGATTTATGGACGCCCTACGACCAGACCCTTTACTTGGACGCCGACACCCACGCTTACTCAAGTGACTTGCTGAAGGGTTTCGCTATTTTGAGTAATGGTTGGGATATATGTATCACACTGAGCGCGAATCAAAGCCGCGAATGGCTCTGGCATACGACGCCTGCTGACCGCCTGCAAACGGCCAATGCCGTCGGTTTTCATGGCGTGCAGTGGCAGTGCGGCGTGTTCTGGTTTGCTAAAAACGGGTACACTGCCCATTTATTTGATTGGTGGCGTGACGAATGGTTGGAACACGCTGGGCAAGATCAGGGCGCATTCATGCGGGCGCTGCGCTGGTGTCCGCTGCGCTTGTGGGTGTTGGGGCAATCGTTCAATGGGGGCAGCGTATTGGCGCACTACTTTGGGAGATTGCGAGCATGAAAGTCCATGTCGTCGTGATGGAATTAGAATCTGACCATGTGCTTTCCCGATTGGCGAGCTACCTCACCAATCGCACAGGCTGGACAATCGGCACCACCCCGCGCTCTGATGTTCAACTGAACTATTTCTTTCCCTACCTTATTCTGTCGCAGCACTTCTCTCATTGGCATGAGACGCCGATTGCGGCTTATTTTAGCCATTACGACCCCAACAATAGCAAAGGGGTATTGTGGGATAAGGCGGCGGAAAAGACCGATTATGCCATTGTCACCGCTCCGCAGTACGCCGCCCGTCTGAAGCGCCATAATCTTGACGCGGTGTTGGTTCACGCGCCTGTGGACATGCAGTTCGTACCCGCCGTCAACCGCCCCGCACATAAGCGCCCGGTGATCGGTGTATCGGGCATGACCTACGGCGACGGGCGCAAAGGCGAGGATTTAGTCCGCAAGCTGGCTGAGGACTTACCGCAGCTCGAGTGGCGGGCGGCGGGGCGCGGTTGGACGATTCCTACCACGCGCTATGCTTGGAAGGACATGGTGGCGTTTTATCAGGACTTGGACGTGTATGTGTGTACCAGTCGGATTGAGGGCGTTCCCATGCCCCCATTAGAGGCGTTAGCTTGCGGGATTCCCGTCGTGATTCCTAAAGGCGTTGGGCTGCTAGACACGTTGCCCGACATGCCAGGTATTACCCGCTATGAGCCGGGTGATTATGCCGGTCTGAAATCGGCGGTGCAGATAGCGGTGCATACCCCGCCACCTGCTACCCTACCTATCACTGTGAACGATTATACGCCCCGCCGCTGGTTATCCGACCATCTACAAGCCTTCGAGAACTGGTTCAACCCGCGCCCCGAGACTGAACCGCTGCCCCCCTGGAACGATCACAATGCGGGCGTGGTGTACGTGGCGTATGGCAGCCCGGCGCGGGCTTGCGCCAAAGACGCTATCGCCTCCTGGCGACAGCATATGAGCCTACCCGTTGCCGTCATCAGTGACCAGACATTGGGCTGCGAGGATGTGTTTTGCCTCTACCCCGATGCCGACATTGGCGGGCGCAGTGCCAAGTTGAAAACCTATGACCTGGTTCCGGCGCACTGGCGGTATGTGTTGTACTTGGACGCCGACACCGAATTAATCGCGCCCATCGGTTTTCTGTTCGATTTGCTGGCGGATGGTTGGGAATTAGTCATTACCAAAAATCCCGGCAAGTATCATTTGTGGAGTAGAGCGACGCGCCCGGATAATGCGGCGGAATTAGCCTACACTGCCGAGGTTATGGGCAGCACCGAACTGATTCAGATGAACGGCGGGGTGTTTGGGTATCGCCGCTGCCCGCAGGTGCAAGCCTTTATGTCTGAGTGGTTGATTGAATGGGGGCGTTACGGTACACGCGACCAGGGGGCGCTGGCGCGGGCGTTGTGGAAACATCCTTTATGCACGTATCTGCTAGGCAACCAGTGGAATACCGTTGTCAGCCGGGATGAAACCGGACGTCCCGTTAAACGTTACGATGAGCCGTCCATTTCGGCGGGTATCCTACATTTTCCGATGACGGCGCGCCGCTGGTCGGGGCCTGTTCCCGGTAGGCTGGACAGCGAAGCCGCTTGGAGGTTAGTAAAACAATGAAAACTCTCTATACCCAACCGCCGTGTAAGCTAGGGGACATCATTACCTTGATTACACCGCCCAACATCTGGAATTATCCGTACATGCAGTTAGAGTATGTGCGCTATCGCTACCGGGTGATCGCCGAGGACGGGGAATTGGAAATTGTGGATAAACAAATCCTACCTGCGCGGGTTGTTTACCTTCCCCAATATAGCACCATCGGTTTTGAACCCGTCTATTCGGATAATGAGCCGGTTCGGATTGTGGCTCGGACGGAACCGGGGCAACCCGATTTACAGTGGAAAGAGTAACCTTGTCCACCGGACATCCATCCTTACCCGATGCGTTTTTATCCCAAAAAACCGATGGGTGTCTGGTAGACACGGTTAGGAGGCCCTCATGCCCTACAGTCTGGCTTTACAACGTAAATTAGGAGCGCCGCCCATGTTTGATTTGTATATTCATAGCCCTTTAACCGTTGACGAGGTGTTGAGCCGCCCGTATGCCCAACAATTCGAGCAGCCGGGCGGCGTAGAGGCGTTGATTGACGCGCGGTATCAACGGCTGCGCGACAAAGTGTTAAACCGCTTTCGGACGGTGACAATCCCGCCGCCGCCCCACTTCCAACTGCCCACAGGGGAGGACAAACCATGAGCAACTTGTTGACCATTACGCCGGAAGACCTCACCAAGCGAAAAGATGCGACAGTGACGTTTATTCGGGATACCTTGACAGCACTGCCTACTTACTCGGCTGACCAGCAGCAAATTGCCATTGAGGAAGCGGGCAAGGCGCTGGCGTATTTGGGCGATCTGACCGACACCGCAATGGCGCTGTGGCAGACCACCGGCGAGACCTTTAAGGAAACGCTGGCGGAAACTTTGCAGGAGTTGGATGAGGCACAACGTGAATACGCCTATTTGTATGAAGCCGTCAAGAAAGGGGATCGGAGTCACCCGCTGGTTAAGGACGTAACCGCCAACATTCGGCGCGATGTGCAAGCTGAATTGAATGGGCAACAGAAGGCGAAAGAATGGCAAATGCGCCAGAAATTGACCGCTGAGGTTTACGACAAGGCGCGGGCGACAGTGGTCGAGGTGTTGGTCGATTACCTGCATTTTATGCTGAAGGTCGATATGCCGGAGGCTCGTCGTTTTGCGGCGCTGGTATTGGACGGCGATATGACCGACATCGAACCGACCCACCTGAAGAAATTGGGGCAGGTCATCAACCGTGTCGTAGCGGGCGCCCAGTATGCGGAGGTCAGCCAGTGAACATTGATTACGATCTAACAGCTTGCCTCAACTATAACCCGCAATCCTTTACAGTTGAGGAAATTAGCCATGTACTGGCGGTATGGGAAGGCGAAAACGAAGGTGATGACTGGCGCTGGATTTTGCAACTTCAAGATGGGCGCTATGTCTATCTGATCGGCGGGTGTGACTATACGGGCTGGGATTGCCAATCATGGGCAAACTCCACCTTTGCCGACACTGCTGAACTGGCAGCGATTTATGAGCTTTTAGGCTACATCGACAACCCGAAATTTCCGCGCGGACTTGACTTGAAAAAGTTGGCTAAGGCACTATTTAACGATGCCGCTCCGAACAACCAAGTTGTTTATACCAGTTTGGTCAAGCAAATCGCAAAGGGCAAAAATGAGACGTGGCGCGACCAGAAGGATAAGGAATTGGGGGTGAATAGTAATGAACCTCTTGTTTGATCTTGATGACACGCTGGTGGAAGTCTTCACCAGCCGCCTCCTGCCTGGTGTCCGTGACTGGTGGTTAGCCAACGCCCAAAGCGGTGAACACCAGATTTTGGGAATTTGCAGCAACCAAGGCGGCGTAGGGCTGCGGCACTGGATGGAACAAGGGCAATTTGGCGAGCCGACCAAGTACCCGACTGAGGAAAGCCTGCGAACGCGCATGGTTGCCGTGTGGATGCTGCTGGATTGTACCTATCACCCGCCGCCCGTATATTTCGCCTATCGCTACCGGAGCAAAAAGGGTATTTGGGGCCCCGTTCCAGAGGGGCGTGAAAACGACCCCGCTTGGGCGATGAACTGGCGCAAACCCGCGCCGGGGATGCTTTTGGAAGCCTGTCGTCAAGCCAATGTTGACCTGCAAACAGTATGGTATATTGGCAACGACATCGAAGACGAACGCACCGCCGCCGCCGCTGGGTGTTTGTATCAGAACGCCCGCGCGTTTTTTGAAGGAGTCTCCCATGCCCCGTAAACCGAAAGTAAAAAGTTGGGCGC